GCCATCCATTGCTTCCTCTTGTGAATAAATTCGCAACATCTCCTTGGCTTCTGAATCTTCGGTAACCATCTTAAGGGTGTGCTGCTTGTAATCCTCAATCGCAAGTTTCAGGACATCACCTTCATAATGCTGGACTGGATTTAACAACTTATTAAGTGTTTTCATTCCCTTCTCAACAGAATTAGGCTTGGTTGGTGGCATATGCTTTCGCTCGCCAAGTGCCTCCTCAACACCCTTGAATGGGGTAGGGATATAAGGAGCGCGTGCCCTGCTCTCCAGGGGCTGTCCATCATCAAGACCGTTCCAAGATAGGAAACAATGGTCTTCTCCTTTGGACCATCCTCTCGCATATAAAGTGGCTTTTGGTTCACCAACTCGTATGGTAGACCGTAAGTGTCAACATTTACAATGTTTGAGGAATGTACAACAAGTGTTGGACTAGTTTTATGCAATTTGTCAATAGCATTTTGGATGTGGGACCTCAATACTAGGTTCGAAAACCCGCTATGAGATCCTGGATATCCTGCTACATGAAATCCATAAATGATCGACTTCTCTTTGTCGACTAAAAGTCCTCCACATAGACCAGCAAAGCCTACAAACTCGGTGTCGTAGCTAAAGCCTTGACCCTTCTTGATCTTGAACACGTGCTGTTTCTGCGAGCTGCCCCAAAAGAATCCGGGCTTCTCACAATATCCAGCATACAACTGATCACTCACAGTGGGTCGTGCAGCTTGTCTGCTAACTTTCACCTCATTCTCAGGAGATTTCCACAATAAAACAGTGGACCTATTGTAAAAGGTAGGTGCAGTCTCAGAGAAAAACTCGCTAAAATCACGAGAAGCAGGACTAGACGCTAAATGAATAAACGCCTGGTCTGTATCTCGGTCAATATAACAGTATTCCTCTGTAATCTTCTGATCCTTAGTTTTTGCACTAGGAACACCAGGAGTAGATGTTGTTTCAATATCGAATGGGAAAGTAAAAGGTATCACATGAGAAGGGACCATGAGCACATTAGATGCGACCATGATTCCA